AACGTAGTTAATTTGATTGAATTCTTCCCCTTTCAATTTGTTAATTGTTTCAGTTATTTTTTCAATAACATCACTTTCTTTTTGTTCGTCAAGAATTGAATTCAATTTTTCGATAGTTTTTTCTTTAAGTACAGAAAATCCTTCTTTTAGATTTTCACCATCAGATTTAAGAATTTCAATAAAAGTTTTCTTAGATTGTTCGTCCATTGTATCCACATAATTTTCCAAAGTTTGGTTAGCAATTTTTACCATTGTGCTAATTGGAATTTGTATAGATTCTTTAACAATTTTGTTTTCTGAAGTTAAAACTTTGATGATATTTTTTCTAGCCTGTAATCTTTCGTGGATATTGAGCTTATTTGTATAAACTAAAGTATCAATGTCTGAATATAAGTTGTCATTACTTTCAGATATACTTTTTGGCATTTTGATTGTTGGTAATAATCTTTGGATAAGACCAATACCTTCATTAACATATTCATTAGCATCTGAAGCACTCAGACCTTGAGAAGTTGAAAGTTGGTCATACAAGTTATAAACCTTGGACAACGACTTACTGTTGAGAACATTTTCCTTAAATTCTCTTAAAGATTTTTTAAATTCTTTCTCGTTTCTATACGATTCAATAAGATTTTTTTCAATAATGGATTTTACTTGTCCGAAAGTCATTTTTTTGTATTTGAATATAAATATTATGAATTTAATAACTTATCCAATTCTTTTGAAATTTCTCCCAAAGATTCTCTAGCTTTTCCTAAATCAAGGAATTGGTCTCCTTTAATCATGTTATTTTCAACTAAAATATTAAAGTCCTTCTTTCTTGATTCAGGTGTTACTTCAGCCTCACCTCCACCTGCTTCTGCCGGTGGTGGAGCTTCACCTCCTCCTAATTCTCCACCTGCTGGTTCAGGTAGTCCAGCTGGTTCACTTCCTCCTCCGAATGATGGTAGTGGACTTTCAGTTTCTGTTTCAGCACCTTGTGTTGTTGTGGTTCCTGTTGTTGTTCCGTAAAGTTTGTCGATATTATCGAAGAATCCTGTCTTTGTGATAACTGTTGCAGTTGCTTTCAATTCTTCACCAACTGCTCTTTCAATTCTTTGTTGTTGTAAGTCAAGTTTAACTTCTTCATCAGACCAACCAAAGATGTGTTTCTTAGCCCATGTAGATGAAGTTGCTTGAATACCATTTCCTGGGTCTGCAACTAAATCTTTGTATAATAATACTTTTTCTTTCCAAACATCTATTTTTAATAGGTCGGCTTGTGTGGATGGGTTTGTAAGACCTAAAGTAAAGTTTGATAATTCATCTTCAAAACCTAATAAGAATAAATGGACAATTGCAATTTTGTTTAGTTCTTGCAACATACTTTTTTGAATCCTATTAATTGTTCTGGCGAATCTAATATCTTGAAGAGATAAATTCTTACCATCACCAACAACTTCTTCAAATCCTAAAAATGCTTTTGGAACACGAAGAGCCGTCAATAATTTCTTCTGAATATATTCAATATCGGCAATCTCTGATAAGTTTGTAGCACCAGCTAAAGTATCAATTGGATTTGGCGCTGCAGGGTCTCTCACAGGAACGAAGTAATCTTGGTCAACTGCCATTTGGTTGAATCTCATATCTACGTTACCTGTCTTACTGTCTACAATTTGTTCTCTTTTGAACTTATTGGCAACACGTTGAACATATGCTTCAACATCGTCATCATTCATGTTTCCGACGAATACTTTGAATACTCTTCTTTCAGGAGCTCTTGATGTTCTATAAATCAACATCGCATCTTCAGAAAGTAACAATTGTTTCCAAATTCTTCTTGCTTTTTCTAACATAGAAGTTCCGTATGGGAGTTTTCTATCGTCACCCAATAATCTAAAGTGGGCAATCTCCCAAGTTTGGAATTCCATGTTCTTGTTCTTCCAAGTAAAAGTTAAGGCTTTGTTCGGTTCAGTTTTTTCAATCTGAACTGAAATCTTTTGACTCGCACCTACCTCATGTCTTTCAATCTCAATTGTTGGTAGTTGTTGACATCCAACGATTCCTCTCTCAGGGTCTAACTTCAAGTAAACAAAGTTATCACCATATTTACAGGTATTTCTTGTCCACATTGGAAGGTTAGTGTTAATATCAAGTGCGTTATTGAATAAGTCAGCTAATACTGATTTGATTCTTTTTGATTCAGAATAAATCTGAAGAATGAATCCATCTTCGTTTGTCGTTGTAGATTCTTCAGCGTAGATATCTAATGCTGCAGAAATTTCAGGAGTATACTCCATCGATTCATAATCATACTGGGCAGATAATCTTGATGGTTCGTAATAGATGGCTTGAGAATATAAATTGTTTTCAACCTTTGTCCATTGACCTGCCAAATAGAATGATTGTTGAGCTTGAAGTTTTTCCTTCTCATATTCTTCTCTACTTTTTGTGCGTAATATTTCTTTCTTATCAAACTTGAAAGTTGGATAGTCTTGACCCAAAAGGGAATTTGGACCAAAAGTTTTGGATAATCGTTGCCAAACTGTTAAATTCTGTTCTGCCATGATACAATTTTACTTAATTCTTCGATAATATAAATACTATCAACCCCCGAATAACCACTTATATGTTTCGTAGTCTTTTTTTGATGCTCCATTATTCCATACTCTTGAATCTTTACCCATCTGTGGAATCATTGGATTAAAGAAATCAGAAGTATTTCTATTTTCATGAACATTACTTGTCCAAGAATTTAGCATGGCTTTTGTATGATTTGTAACTTTATTTAAAGATTGGAAAGATTTTTCAGCAACATAGATTGCCATAGAAATCCCCATTATACAGTCATCATGATGATTTTTTTGGTGGTCCGGTCTTCCATTGATATAAATGAAAGTATTCATTTCGTTGTATAATCTATTTGAATATACTCTGAAATCATGTCTCATGCCTTCTTCAAATGCTGCAATAATTTGAACTCTTTTACTATTGAAGTTAATACCTGGTATCTTTTCATTTAATTTGGGGTCCCATTTCCATTTGTTTGTTGTATCGATATTGTCAACATATAAACCACCTCCATAAGACATTTCCTGCATTTTTCTTGCAGTTGAAACTCCCATACCTCCCGTGATATCCACAACACAATAAGCATTATACATCGTTCCCCACTTATATGCGATTTCCGCAATAACATCTGGTGGAACTTTCCCGACATATTCTAGCACCTGTTCTCTTTCATCGAAATCAATGATTTGGATACACGAGAAGTCTTCCGAATCCCCACGCGATACATCGACACCCATAACATATTTGTGACCGTTAACGGGTTCTTTAAATATCCATAGAGACCCTCCCATCAACTTAGCGGATGGTTCTCTTAACATATTCTTGGAAATATTCTGCATAAGTTCAGATTCAAATACGTTATCACCTGAACCCAAGAAGTTACATTCCAATTCCTGAGCAACCTTACGTCTATCGAATTTCAATTTCTTAACCATCCCTTCAAACCAAGCAGAACATGGTTTATATCCTTGTTCTATGTAATCGGTTGTAATAGTATGGTCTCGTTCATATGGATTTTCAATCGATAAATCAACAATCAAATCTTTGGAATACTCTTCTCTGTTAAGAAGATAATGAACCAAATCGTTTGTTTTAACCATGAAAAGGTCTTTTGTATAACGAGGGTCACGATACCAAAACATTTCAGATATTTTGAAATCGTTCATGTTTCTTAAAGACTGGTCATAAATTTCATAATAGATTGGGTCATATCCGTTAGGAGTTGAAACCACAATAACCTTACCACCCGTAGATAGTGAGGCCATACACGCTGACCAGAAATCTCCGTCAGCCTCAATGAACGCTGCCTCATCAAAGATAAGGATGGTCGGGGTATAACCTCTCAGGGCATCTTTAGATGTTGCAACAGATTTAACTTCACAATCATTTGTAAGTTTAAAGTGTCTTTGAGAGTTTTTTTCTTTCGAAAATCCAACACCGACCCATGATGGCCACTGTTCTGTAAAACTTCTAATCTTGTTAGCCATCTCGACAGATGTATCTAACTTATTGGCAATGATTAGAATCTTTTCAGGTTTTTGTTTTTTGGCAAATACCAATTTTTTTGAAGCCCAAGCTGCGGTAACTGTTGATACACCAGCCTGACGGTATTTCAAT